ACAAGATGAAAATCCCACAAGAATTGACCGAAAGCGACACTACGGATGGGTTCATTGTCGTGTATTTGGGTGACATCTACGATGATAGTGAATTTCTAAAGGAAGCTTATGGTGATGTAAGAGTTGTTGTTAGTGCCTATATACCTTTGAAAAGTCGTGGCAGGTTAAACAAAGAGCTTTATAAGGCATTTGAAAGCGGAATCAATGATGCCCTTGACAATGAAATCCTAAATGGCAATGACGAACATTATACAATACAGGATGATGGTATATTGTCAATGGATGATATTGAAGACAACAATGCCAACAATAGTTATAGTGTTTATACTAAAACCTTTATCATTACCATACATTAAAATACATAACAAAAAGGAAATAATAATTTTTAATACTTTTTAGACTATGGCAAAAAGAACGACATTAAAACCCGTTGGTTTGGGTTATCGTGCAGTAGGTTCAGCAGACAGTGTTGAATATACTAAGTTGATGGGTGTTTTGAAAGGCTTGACCATTGGTCAGGATGAACCCGATTCAACTGAAATAGAGGCAGAATTTTATGATTCTCCTTTTGACATCGTGTATAATGGTCAGCCTGTAACATTCACCTTTGAGTTGGCTAACTATGAGCTTTCTGAGCTTACTCCTTTGTTTGGTGGCACAGTTACTACAAGTTCTACCACTGGTGAACCTGAGGCTGTATATGAGGCAGCTACTACAGCTACCACTGGCGAGTTTGAGTGGAAGCTTGACTTCGGTCGTGGTAACGCAGCTTTGGTTATCTACAGAGGCTTGACGGTTGGTACAATCAAGAAGGATGAGGATGGTGCGTTGAACTATTCAGTAACCATTTCTTCTTTGGTTTACACCGATACCAGCAATGTTGACCATCTTTACAAGATTATTGGCAAGACAAACTAACAAGTGAAAACTTGGATATTGCCTTAGATGCGACAATTCCGTAAACTATATTATTATTGTTCGATGAGGGGTGAGTGGTGGGAATAGCATCAGTCACCCCTTTTAACTTACAAAAGATAATATAGCAAAAGGAATTATTTAGAATCAATACAAATAATATATAGTTTTATGGGAAGAAAGAAAAAGAATGATGTTGATGTTGTTGAAAAGGATGATGCCAAATTAGAACTTGAGGATTTTCCTATAGACATTAAAAGGGATATTGTTGACATCATCAATGATACACCATCACTTGTTAAGCTTGGCGATAATGAATACACCATAAAGGATATGCGTTATTATTCTGTGTTCAGGATTTGCAGGCTTACTTTGGCTATGCGTGATGCTGACAAGGACATTGATAGCGATAGCAAGGTGTTAATGGCTTTGTGTACTGATTTTGATGCCATGTGTGAAATAATGGCAATAGTATTGTGCAATCATTTGTTTACGCCAGAAGGTGACAATCCAACTTGGGATAGTGCAAGGACAAAGAATGATTACTATATAAGCGTGATGAAAGCAAAGGTAATGAATAGCACTTTTGAAATCAACCAATGGGCTGCAATTGTGCTTGGTGCAATCAAATCTATTGACTTGAGTGCTTTTTTTTTACTCAAAAAATCGGTGAATACGCTTTCCGATTCGCTTCTGATGCGGAAGAAGAAATCAGTGGAGACAGCCTCACAGTTTATGGAAGCACAGTCGTTGCGGATGCAGCAGACTTCTTAAAGGTGTTCCAACAATATACATTGAATGATTATCTTTATAATCTTTCTATAGCAAGAATAAATTTCATGTCTATTGACAACACCCACACAAAGTACCTACATGGTGCTGACAAGAAAGTTTGGAACAATTACAAGGAGGCTATGGAAGCGCAGGTTAAACTTAATAGCTTTATGTCTGGCTACAAAGCACATGACTTGAAAGATGGTGAGGAATTTGACGTTCCCATTCATCAACCAAACAAGAAAAAGAAATAACATATAATAATTATAATATATGGCAAATCTAAATCCTACTATTGTAGTTGCTTCTTTGGATGATAAAGATTTGAAGTCTGCCATTGACAAACTTGTAAATTACGTACAAGAAGGAACAGGCAAGATGAAAACCAACTTTGACCAAACTATTGATGCAATGAAGGCTAAACTTCAAGAGTTGGGTAATGTCAAGGTTGATTTATCACAAACTCTTGATGGTATTGAAAAGGCAAAACAACAAGCAACAAAAGGGAAAAATAGTGGCGAAGGAAGCTCTACTAAATTTGCAGAAGAAACTGTTGGTGCTTTAGAACAAGAAATCAAGGCTGAAGAAAAACGTAGAAAAGAAATGGCTCTTGGCTCAGAAGAATTGCTTAAACAAAATAAAATTATCGCTGATAATAAAGCTGAGCTAAAAAGCCAATTAATGACCGAAGAAGAAAAGAATAAAGCTATTGAACGGCAAAACGCAGCACTCGAAAAACAAAGGGAGAAACAACTTAAAAAACAACAAAGCCCTTTTATTTACGATTATAATAAGGCTATGCAATTGTCAACTAATTCTTTAAGTAAAGCTGAAAAAAAACTTAGAGAATTGGAAAGCGTACATCAACGCATGAAATCAAGCGGTATTTTTGACGAAGTAAAAATACGCAAGGTTGAAAAAGACATTGATAACTTAAAAACAAAAATAGAACGCCTTAGAAATTCAAGTACCCAACCCAAAACATTGAACGAGGTGCTTGGAATGGATGAAAATAGCATAGATGCAATTACAAGAAAAATGGCGGCACTTAAAAAGGTGCAAATAGACCCCAAGAACAAACAAGAGGTTTCACAGCTATCAAGTGAATATAATAGGCTAAAAAAGTCGCTTGACGAGATACTTGGTAAAAATGCACAACTTGTAAAATCTAATACTGCATTGGGTAATGCTTTTGGGTATATTAGAAATCGTATCATTTATGCACTTACATTAGGTACTATAACCACTTTTGTAAAACAGATTTATGTAATTCGTGGTCAGTACGAATTACTTGAAAGGTCATTGGGCGTATTGGTTAATAGCTTTCAAAAGGGCAGCCAAATTTTCCAAGAATTGAATGCTATGGCTATAAAGTCACCTTTTACTTTGTTGGAACTTGCAGGTGCAGCCAAACAGTTAACAGCTTACAATTTTGAAGCGAACGAGGTTGTTGATACCACAAGACGTTTGGCTGATATTAGTGCCGCCTTGGGCGTGCCTATGGAACGATTGACATACAACTTGGGACAGATTCGTGCGCAAACGGTTTTGACTGCCCGTGATGCTCGTGACTTTGCCAACGCAGGTTTGCCTATAGTAAAGGCTTTGTCCGATTACTTCACAGAATTAGAAGGAAAGGTGGTAACCACTGGCGATGTTTATAGCAGGATGTCAAAGAAAATGGTGTCATACACCGATGTGATGGCAGTGTTGAACAAAATGACTGACGAGGGTGGTAAGTTCTTTGATTTCCAAGCAAAGCAAGCACAAACATTAAAAGTGCAATTGGCAAACCTTAATTTGGCTTTCAATAATATGTTAAATGATATGGGAAAGGAAAACCAAAGTTTGTTGTCAATACCATTAAAAAGCCTTAAATATTTGCTTGAAAATTGGCGTTCCATTAATCGTGCCATTTGGGATGTAATATATGCTATAGGTGTGTTTGGAGCTACAAGTGTTGTTTATGCAGTTTATGCAAACTACGTGGGTGGTGTTGTCTTAAAACTTAAAAATTTATATGTTATTGGTAATAAAATAATAGAAGTTGTAAAGATGATAGGTCTTGCAATGAAAACTGCCTTTATGAACCCTGCAACTTGGATTGCTGCCATTGCATTTGCTATTATTGACTTAACCCAACAGTTCTTTGCTAATAGAAAAGAAATTGCAGAAATTAATAAGCAAATAAAGGAAAATATTAATGAGCAACAAGAGGCATTGCAAGCTTACTTGAATACACTTGAAAAAACTAACGAGTTGGAGATTGCAAGGAAAGGTGAACTTTCGGATGACAAAGCCAAAAAAGCATGGTCACAGATGGAAGGTGAAATAGGAAACTTGGCAAGTTCAGCATCTACATTATTAACTAATTTGATTCAAATATCCGACTTAAATCAAAGAATAACCGTTGGTGCTGATTTATTAAAGTCCATAGAACAAGCACATGGTTTCATAAGTGACATAAAAGATGACACATTTGAAATTTCACATTCACAAGGATGGGGTGGTATTTTTGGAGAAGGTCTTGCAGATGATTTGAAAGACTACAATACCGCTGTTGATAATCTTAATGGGAGTTATGCCAAGCAAGTTGATTTGGTAGATGCCCTTAAAGAAGCACAAGGGGAAATTGATATTACTGCAAATAGCATAACATCTTTCTTGTCAAGAAATAATATTACAGACCCATTCCAAATTGCTGAAATTCTTGAACATGTAAAGAATGCAATTAAGTCAAAAGTTCCACAAATACAAGGTGAAGCTGCTAAGTTGTTTGATATACGATTGGATGAAAAAATCTCCGAATATACTAATGGTGCTTATAACAAAAACACATCATTGTGGAAAATATTTATGGAGGATTTACGTAAGCATTCTTCAGCAGCCTTTTCAGGAATTACAGATGATATTTACAATGCAAACTACGAATTAAGTGAACAACAAAAAGAAGCCATAGAAAAGAACCTTGAAAGATTCAAGAAGACTATGCCTGAATATTATAACGCAGTTGCAGATATGGTACAAGATGCCAACCGCCTTAATATTGAAATAGGCATAAAGTTTGGCGTTGAACAAAAAAGTGATTTTCAAAAGGAATATGAAAAACGTATAGACGACAACATAGCATTGGCAAAGACTATATTTGGCAAAGATGCATTAATGATGTATGCACCAAAATCTAAGGATGATTACATTTCATGGATGTCTGACCTTGAAAAACAATTAGAAAATATCAAAAAGAATATAGATTCTTACCAAAAAATAGGTGGAGATTTTGGAAATAATATGGTTAAAAGTCTTGAAAAAGACCGTAACATAATACAAAGTGTAATTGAAATGTTCAAGCCCGAGGTGTTCTCGGATTTTCAATGGGAATTTCTTAATAGGTTTGGACAGGCATCACAAGACCTTATGAAATATTTGCCAAGCTCAACTGATGAATTTGACAAATGGATAGAACAAAAAGAAAAAAGAATTGAGGAAATAGATAAGAAACTTGAATTATATAGTGATGCTAATGGCGAATATTTTGACAGCCTTTCAAAACCATTAGTTGAAGAAAAAGCACAATTGCAATTGATAGTTAATGAATTTAAGAAACTATCTGATTTTCAAAAGGATTTTTCACGAAGGGCTGGCGATAATTACTACGACCTATTGCCTTATTCACCAAAGGCAGGAGAAGAATTTGCACAGTGGGTTGAACGCTTGCAAAATGATATACAAAAATATAAAGAAGCCATTGAATTGTTGAAACTTATAGGTTCAGCAGACCCATTTGCAATACCAAAAATGGAAGAATACACAAAGAAAATTGAATTTATGTCAATGGCTCTTGAAATGTATGGTCAAGCAATTGAAAAAAGTAAAAAAGAAAAAACATCACAAAAAGATGAACTTGGCGAAGCATTAAAGCAAGAAATAAGCCTTATCAAAGACATGCAATCCAATTATGATAAGTTGCGTAAGGCAGGTGTCGGCGACTTTGAGGCTATAGAACTTGCAGCAAGGGGTTATGAAGCAACTTTGGAACGTGTGAACAATGTTCTTTCTAAATATGGCATAGACAAATTCAATGCCAACCAATTCGCAGGGAAGAATGTAAAGGAGTTGTTGGAATTTCTTGTAAAGCAACGTGAAATATTGGCTCAAAATCCAAAAGTCAAGACATCGGCTATCGAGGCACTTGATGTGGAAATACAAAAGTTGCAAGTTGATGCCAAGACCTATGACATGAAGAAAATCACTGATGGTTTGAATAGCGAATTGGCGAAGATTGATGAACAATACGAACTTGCCGTTGAATTGCAGGCTAATGCAGACCTTGGCAACCAACTTATAGACATGTTTGGCATTGATACTACTGATTTTCCAAAATCAATTGACGATTTGGTGTCAAGATACCAAAGTGCCGTTTGGGATGCTATAGCAAAGGAAAAACCAGATGTCGATTTAAGCCAATATGACATTCTTGATGTTGATTTCTCTAAACTATTTAGCGACAAAGACATTGACAGCGAATTTATGAAAGGTTTGTTGAATGCACAAAAAAACATCAAGCAACAAACTAAGAAATGGGCGCAAGATGTTTACAATCAAACAAAACAATTGGAATACAACCTTGCTGATACAAACGGTAAGATTGCATTGAAAGAGAAAGAAATCAACGAATTGCGTGACAAATATGCCAATGAGCAAAATGAAAAGCAAAAGGAATTATATGCCTTGCAAATCAAGGAACAAGAAAATGTATTGGCAGAATTGAAAGAGGGAATCCTTCAGATGATGCCTGCTTATGAGGCTTTGTTTGGTGGTATCGCCAATCATAGTGCGGCATTGACAAGAACGCTTGCAAAACGCTTGAAAGGTGCTTATGAACAAGCAAAGGAGCGTGGTAAGAATGAAAAAGGAGAATATACTTACATAGACCCCAAGAGTGGAGAATATGTTACATTGACAGAACACAAACTTGGCATAGAAATAGACAAGGTAAACAAGAAATTACTTGAATCACAACCATTGTGGCAAAAGTTGAAAGAAGATTTCACCAAAGGCGCTGATGATGAAGTTGATTTCGCACAAGGATTGATGGATATTGCCGATGAAATGGAAAAAGTTGCAGATGGCATCCATGAAATTGGCAATATAGCAGAGGGACTTGGTGCCGACGAGGAAACACTTGAAATCATCAACGACATTGGCGCTTCCATTGATGGAGTGGCTACAGCAGCCAAAGGTATTGCACAAATACAAAGTGGTGATGTGATTGGTGGAACTGTCAATGTAATCAAAGGTGCTTGGGGAGCAATATCATCTTGGTTTGACAATTCAAACAAAAGGATAACAAGGGAGGTTGAAAAGAGCGAAAAAGCCGTTAAACGCCTTGAGTTGGCATACAAAGGCCTTGAATACCAAGTAGAAAAGTCAATGGGAAGGGCTGAAATTGCTGCCCGCCGTGCCGCCATAGCCAACAAGCAACAACAACTTGAAGAAGTGAAACGCCAGCTTGCCCTTGAGGAATCACGCAAGAAGAAAGACCAAGATGAGGAAAAAAAGAACCAGCTGCGCAGCCAAATCATAAGCCTACAGCAGGAGATAGACAACATGATGGAGGAGGTGGTGTCCACCCTGACTGGAAGCGACATAAAGTCAGCAGCAGAGGAATTTGTTGATACTTGGGTAGAGGCATGGAAAGCAGGTGAAACAACCTTAGATGCCATCAACGATAAGATGGATGAAATGATATTGAACTTAATCAAAAAGGCTGCTACATCTGCTATAGTTGGAAAAATTTTAACGCCACTTTATCAAAAAATCGAAGATTATACAGATGGTTGGAGTGAAAGCGGATATGGTTTTTCAGACAATGAACTTAGAGCATTAGCGAACCTTGCAGGGCAACTTGGCATACAAATCAACGATGCACTTGGCGTTTTCTATGGCAACCTTGAAAACCTTGATATTATAACAAAAAACATGGAGGCAGGCGACAAACAATTGTCATCTTTGCAACAAGGAATACAAGGTGTGACAGAGCAAACGGCAAATGCTCTTGAGGGATATATGAACGGATTGTCACAACAGGCATACCTAAGAAATGACCTTTTGATGCAAATACGTGATGCACTGACATTGACAGACAACGACATGGCAATGGGTGTGCAGGCACAAATACTATTGCAATTGCAGCAAAGCTATGTTTTAATCCAGTCAATACATTCGTTAATGGGTAATTGGACTATTCCAAATGGAAGTGGAATACGTGTAGAATTGATTTAAAAAGCATTAATAACCTAAAACAATAATAATATATAGCTTATGGATGATTTGTATAGATATTACAAGGAAAGTTGCTTGAACGACTTATGTGACGAATACAAGGCAATGTGGCGTGCTTGTGGCAACGACAAGGAAAAACTCGTGAAAATGGCATTGATGCAACAATCAATACCACACATGATGCACTTCAGCTACATCGGCAAAGGATTGTCTAAGGATTATATCAAGGACACATTCAAGGATTACATAAATGGGCGTAGAACGATTCAAAATTGCGATGGTGTTGAAGGTTACACCTATGGGCTTTTCGTTGATTACAACGGAATTGTGGGCGTGACAAGCGATGTTTCTGCCTTTATGTGGTGCAAGGACGTGACATTGATAATCCCAAAGACAAAATGTCCTAACATATATT